CACGCGCTGGGGAGCGGATACGGTGATGGATCTCTCCACCGGTCGCTATATTCACGAAACCCGCGAGTGGATTTTGCGTAACAGCCCGGTGCCGATCGGTACAGTGCCGATCTACCAGGCGCTGGAGAAGGTTATCTTAATTGCTGATTATTTTGGGTTGCGGTAGCATAGATTCCGCTAGCGTCAGCATACTTAACAGGCCCTTAATTAGGTTTACGACTTATTGAAATGCGGAATTTCCCGCAATTCCTTTATTGCAGTGATACACAAGCATGCAAAAAACGGCCACAACGCCTTCAAAGATATTAGACATTACGGCAGCAGCATTTTTAATTGTTGCTTTTCTTACAGGGATTGCTGGAGCGCTACAAACACCAACACTCAGTATATTCCTCGCGGATGAATTAAAGGCCCGACCAATTATGGTTGGATTCTTTTTTACCGGCAATGCGATTATGGGGATTCTGGTAAGTCAGTTTTTAGCCAGACACTCCGATAAGCAAGGCAACCGAAAATTATTAATTCTGTTATGCTGCCTGTTTGGCGTGATGGCCTGTACCCTTTTCGCATGGAACCGTAATTATTTCATCCTGTTATCTACAGGCATATTGTTGAGTAGTTTTGCGTCCACTGCTAATCCACAAATGTTTGCTCTCGCCCGTGAACACGCCGATATGAACGGCCGTGAAACGGTGATGTTCAGTACTTTTTTGCGCGCCCAGATATCTCTCGCTTGGGTCATTGGCCCGCCACTCGCCTATGAACTGGCAATGGGATTTAGCTTTAAGGTGATGTATCTCACTGCGGCCATCGCATTTGTTCTCTGCGGCCTGATAGTCTGGCTCTTTCTACCATCAATACAGAAAAGCATTCCTGCCACGACCCGCCCCGTAGATATGTCCACGACCTCTCACAGCCGACGAGATACCTGGTTACTTTTCGTGGTTTGTACAATGATGTGGGGTGCTAATAATCTTTACATTATCAATATGCCGTTATTTATTATTGATGAATTACATTTCACCGACAGATTAGCTGGTGAAATGATCGGCATTGCCGCCGGGCTGGAAATTCCGGCAATGCTCATTGCGGGTTACTTTATAAAACGCATTGGCAAGCGTTTTTTAATGCTGATTGCCATCGTAAGCGGTATCTGTTTTTATGCCAGTGTATTGATGGCAACGACCCCTACCGTAGAGCTGGAATTACAAATACTCAATGCAATATTCCTGGGTATTCTCTGCGGTATTGGTATGCTTTACTTTCAGGACCTGATACCCGAAAAAATTGGCTTCGCCACTACACTATATGCCAACACCTCACGCGTGGGCTGGATAATAGCCGGTTCACTCGACGGTATCATGGTCGAAATCTGGAGTTATCATTCCTTGTTCTGGCTGGCGATAGGTATGCTGAGCATCGCAATGATATGTCTGCTGTTTATTAAAGACGCTTAACTGTTTAAAACTAAAACAAGATGCTCCGTCATCAACACTGACAGCGCGCCCTTCCTCATATAGATATGCATTAATAATTGCAGCCACTACAACACCATTCTCTTTTTGCGCGTTATCATGATTTCCTTTACTTCTATGGTCATGACAACTGTTGCTATTTTCAGGATTCGCCAGAACTGGCGTAACCAGAAATGAGATTGATACAACGGAGACAACGCCAGGCCATAGTCGTCAATTTTGCTATTATGTTCGTAAACATAAACGACAAAATTGAATGCAGAGGGAAAAAATGGGTTCCACCAGAAAGGGGATGCTGAACGTTTTGATTGCCGCCGTATTATGGGGGAGTTCCGGTGTCTGCGCACAATACATCATGGAACAAAGCCAGATGTCGTCGCAGTTTCTGACAATGACACGTCTGATATTTGCTGGCTTTATTCTGCTGACGCTCTCATTTTTTCACGGCGATAAAGTCTTCTCGATAGTAAAAAATCATAAAGACACCATCAGCTTGCTGATTTTTTCCGTGCTTGGTGCGCTGACAGTACAACTGACCTTCTTACTAACCATAGAAAAATCAAATGCGGCTACGGCAACGGTACTACAGTTCCTCTCGCCAACAATTATTGTGGCGTGGTTCTCGCTGGTTCGTAAATCGCGCCCAGGAATTCTGGTATTCGCCGCGATCATGACGTCGCTTATCGGTACTTTTTTGCTGGTGACTCACGGAAATCCCACCTCACTCTCGATTTCTCCCGCAGCACTCTTCTGGGGAATCGCCTCGGCTTTTGCTGCTGCGTTCTACACCACTTACCCCTCTACGCTCATTTCTCGCTACGGTACGCTGCCCATCGTCGGCTGGAGTATGTTGATTGGTGGTCTTATCCTGCTNNNTAACTCTGTTCCTCTACACGGGAGAAATTCGATGTTGATTAAACATTATGATGTTGTCAGGGCGGCGTCGCCGTCAGACCTTGCGGAAAAGCTGACACACAAACTGAAAGAGGGCTGGCAGCCGTTTGGTAGTCCGGTGGCCATAACCCCTTATACCCTGATGCAGGCGATTACAGCAGAAGGTGATGTGGTGGTCAGTGGTGCAACTGAGCCGGATTGGTACTACGTCATCGTACTGGCCGGGCAGTCCAATGCCATGGCTTACGGTGAAGGGCTTCCGCTGCCGGATTCATACGATGCTCCGGATCCGCGCATTAAACAGCTGGCGCGCCGCAGTACAGTGACGCCGGGCGGGACTGCCTGCAGATATAACGATATTATTCCGGCCGACCACTGCCTGCATGATGTGCAGGATATGAGTACGCTGAATCATCCGAAGGCAGACCTGAGCAAAGGGCAGTACGGCTGTGTCGGCCAGGGTTTACATATTGCCAAAAAACTGCTCCCGTATATCCCGAATAACGCGGGGATCCTGCTGGTACCATGCTGTCGTGGTGGTTCGGCATTCACCCAGGGCGCGGAGGGGACATTCAGTGCGGACACGGGGGCCAGCCAGGATTCGGCACGCTGGGGTGTGGGTAAACCGTTATATCAGGACCTGATTGCGCGCACTAAAGCTGCATTACAGAAGAACCCGAAAAATGTGTTGCTGGCGGTGTGCTGGATGCAGGGAGAGTTTGACATGAGCGCCGCCACCCACGCACAGCAACCTGCGCTGTTTACAGCCATGCTGACACAGTTTCGTGCTGACCTCTCCGTGTTTAACGCGCAGTGCCATGGTGGCAGTGCTGCAGATGTGCCGTGGATTTGTGGTGACACGACGTATTACTGGAAAAATACATACGCTACCCAGTACGACACCGTGTACGGCGGGTATAAAAACAGGGAGAGTGAGGGCGTTTATTTTGTGCCCTTCATGACAGACGGTAACGGCGTCAATACCGCCACTAACGCGCCGGCAGAAGATCCGGATATTCCGGCATCAGGATATTACGGTGCGGCATCGAGAACGAATGGAAACCAGGTATCATCAAACCGCCCGACACATTTCAGTTCATGGGCGCGCAGGAGCATTATTCCGGATCGTCTGGCAACCGCTATTCTGAACGCAGCCGGGCGCACCTCCGCCTTCATCAGTGGTAAGGCACCGGAAATTAAACCCTCGCCCGGCGGCAACACGCCATCGGGTCCGTCTGCAGATACGTCCGTTCGCACAATCTCCCTGCTGCCGGCAGCCGGAGAGGCTGCTGCGCAGGGCTGGAGCATTAAGGATGGCGGAATTCAGTTGTCAGATGGTGTATTTAAGATCACCAAGCAGAGCAATAAAACCTGGTCCCTGACGCATCCGGTGGATGACGCAATTACCCTGCTGACACAGGGCGGCAGACTGACCTGTAAGTTCCGCCTGTCAGGCGCACTGACCAACAATCAGTTCGGGCTGGGGATTTATCTGTATACGGATGCTCCCGTTCCTGATGGTGTGGCGATGACAGGTACCGGTAATCCGTTCCTGATGTCGTACTTCACTCAGACCACTGACGGCAGAGTGAATCTGATGCATCACAGGAAAGCCGGAAACACGAAGCTGGGGGAGTTCGGCGATTACGGTAACGACTGGCAGACGCTGGAGCTGGTGTTCACCGCCGGCAGTGCCACGGTTACTCCGAAACTGAATGGAGTGGCTGGCCCGGCATTCCAGGTCATAAAAGACAGTCTGACACTGGGGCTGAATGCACTGACGCTGACGGATGTTACAAAAAATGCAGCGTATGGCGTTGAGATAGAAAGTCTGGTGCTGGAGATAAATGCACCCGCAGCATAATAAAAAAAGCCAGCGCCCACTCTGAAGGACGCTGGCTAAAACGGGTAGATGTACTTCACATGATACTTATATCTGGCAGTACATTTTCTGACAGATAGTGACGGATGTTGTCAAGATATTGTGTCATTTATAACCTGAATCAGGGGAGGCCGGAATGTTATCTGGCATTTTTAGCAGAGCCTGAATGCCATAATCACGGCTCCCGGCGTTGGCCGTCAGTGGGTGACACTGGCGGCTTTTTTGTTTTTCTTTACTTTCATTTTCTGTCGGCGGTGACGGAGACATACATCAGATGGAAAAAATCACAACAGGTGTGTCATACACCACGTCAGCGGTGGGGACGGGATACTGGTTACTGCAGCTGCTGGACAAAGTCTCTCCGTCCCAGTGGGTGGCGATAGGTGTGCTGGGGAGTCTGCTGTTTGGCCTGCTGACGTATCTGACTAACCTTTATTTCAAGATTAAAGAAGATAAGCGTAAGGCGGCGCGGGGAGAGTAAAGCGATGAAGAAAAAATACGAACTGGTTGTTAAAGGGATAAATAATTACCCGGATAAGATTACTGTTACTGTGGCACTGGAAATTGGTGGGTATCCGTCACTGTTGTTGCCAAATGTGGCGATTAGTCTTGACCGTACTGAAGGTGCCACGCTGGAGTTTTACGAAGCGGAGGCGAAAAAGCAGGCGAAGCAGTTTTTCATGGATGTTGCTGCCGGGTTATGTGAAGGGGATGGTCCGTTGCCGGAAAAGCGCCCCGTCATTTTAGAGGCGCAGGATGTGTTGATAACCTACAGAGGAAAACTACCGGGAATAATTACTGGTTCTCTGAAGACTCCACCGCTGGCCTGAAGACTTAATATATCCAGGGATTTGAAATCGATAAACCCTGATAAATATCCATGAACGCAAAAATCAGATACGGCCTGTCGGCTGCCGTTCTGGCGCTGATTGGTGCAGGGGCGTCTGCGCCTGAAATCCTCGACCAGTTTCTTGACGAAAAAGAAGGTAACCACACCACGGCATACCGTGATGGTGCGGGTATCTGGACCATCTGCCGCGGTGCCATCCTGGTGGATGGTAAACCTGTCGTTCCGGGCATGAAGTTGTCGAAGGAAAAATGCGACCGGGTTAACGCCATTGAGCGTGATAAGGCGCTGGCATGGGTGGCGAAAAACATCAAAGTGCCACTGACTGACCCCCAGAAAGCGGGTATTGCGTCATTCTGTCCTTACAACATTGGCCCAGGTAAGTGTTTCCCGTCGACGTTTTATAAACGAATTAATGCAGGAGATCGAAAAGGTGCCTGCGAAGCGATTCGCTGGTGGATTAAGGACGGTGGCAGAGACTGCCGTATTCGCTCAAATAACTGTTATGGTCAGGTATCCCGTCGTGACCAGGAGAGCGCTCTGGCGTGCTGGGGAATCGACAGATAAGCAGAATATTTTGCTGAAAAATGACGTTGGCCAGCGCGGGCGGATAACACGAAATCCTGCGAACTGGCAAAATGTAAGTGAATAAAGTTAGGCAGATTATTTCACGCAGAGGCACCGTAATGGTGCCTTTGTCATTTCTGCGCTTCGCACAAGCGTAAATAAACCAAAGAACCTTTCAGGATGAGCCCTGGTGGATAACCGGCAGTGGTCTGGTTAACCCTCTTTGGGCTGGTTATTCCTGTGCGCAGGGTTCATCACTAAAAGGAATCAACCATGAAAGAGATGATTTCTGTCGATCATGAAATATCCATGAGTAGTCTGGATTTTCTGAATAACATTATTAATCCAGCCCGGGCAGAAGCCGGAGAAGTCCCTCATGAACCGCGTAAGTTTCTTGCAAAAATTGAGGATGAGCTAGAGCTTGATGGAACCGGAAAAAAATTCCGGTTAAACAATAACCAAACAAGAACGGCATACTATGATCTGGATTTTGACCAGATGATGCTCGTTGGCATGAGGGAGTCAAAGGCCGTTCGTCGTTCTGTGCTGGCAAGACTCAAAGCGATGCATGGTATTCAGATCCCCCGGACTTTACCTGAGGCGTTGCGATTTGCGGCAANCTGCCAAGCATCCGTGCTGCAGATATCCGTTCCGACGAAGAGACATCAACAACGGAAACTGATACCACAGCAACGCCTGCGCG